CCCGGTCGAGCAGATTGTCATGACCGTCAACATTGCGCTGCGGCGGCAGGCGATGCAGCTGCAGCACTTCACCGAGGGCAACGTGCCGCCCGGGTTGCTCAATGCGCCGGACGGGTGGAACGCCGAACAGATCCGCCAGTTCCAGGAATGGTTCGACAGCGTTCTCGCCGGCAATACCGGCGCGCGCTCTCGGCTCGTTTGGGGCCCAAGCGGGGCGAAGTACCAGCCCTTCAAGGAGGCGCCCTACAAGGACGAGTTCGATGAGTGGCTGGCACGCATCGTCTGCTACGCCTTCTCGCTGCCGTCGAGCGCCTTCACCCGTCAGGTAAACCGGGCCACCGCCGAGACAGCGCAGGAAGCCGCCGTCGCCGAGGGGCTGGCGCCGCTGATGGGCTGGGTGAAGCGGCTCGCCGACCACATCATCCAGGATCGGATGGGCCATGCCGACCTCGAATTCGGCTGGGTCGATCTGCGCCCGGCCGACCCGGCCGAGCAGGCAAAGATGCTCGACATCTACGTCCGGGACGGCATCTACACAGTAAACGAGGCGCGCGACATCCTTGGCTTCGATCCGGTCGCCGGTGGCGAACTGCCGATGGTCTATGGAAGCGGCGGACCTGTCTCGCTCATTGCGCCGACGCTGCGCGTATCGGTTAAGCAATCCTGAAAACACACAACTTCAGGTGAGGCTGACTTGGGGCCGCTCGCATCTCCCGCATCCCAGTGAATATCCCGGTAACAGACGGTAATCCCAGCATGACCATCTCCCCGCGCCGCCTCCGGGCGGCTTTCGTACCGACTGCGCTCGTCGTCGTTGCGGCCCTCCCTTTGGGCTTGTTCGGCAACGCGTCAGCGCAGAGCAAATCCATCGAGGTGCCGGCGTACCGCCAACTCGGCGCCACCGAGCCGATGGCCGCGCCCGGCAACAGCGGCGCCGATTACAGCGCCAATGCAGGGTCGCTGTCCGGATTGACCCTGCTCGCGACGATCCCGGCGCCGTCCGTACCGCGGTTCGGCGGCGTCATCCAGGCGCAATGCACCGCCGGGCTGACGGTCGTGCTTGACGACCAGGGGGGCCTCCTCTCCCCAACGATCATCGCGCTCGCCGGGCCGGCCGCCAACGGCGGGCAAGGCGGTTCGCTGGACCTGGCAGGGATGCCGCATACCGGGCGCATCCGGATCTATTCGAGCGCTGCGGGCTGTCAAATGGCGGCGAGGGCATGGTGACCATGAAACTGCTCCGCACTCCCGCAGCGCTGCTGGCGCCGTTGGTCTCCCTTGGCCTCGCGGCCGCATGCTCGGCACCCTTTGCGCCCGCGCGGGCCGATATCTTCCCGCCGGCCGGGATGAACCCCGGCGCCTCAAACGCGACGCTGCCTGCCGCGCGCAACAATCTCGGCACGGCGGCGGGCAACGGGGCGAATGTCGTCACCGATTACGGGGCCGATCCGACGGGCGCGGTGGATGCGACGAGCGCGATTGCCGCCGCGGTCGCCGCCGCGTGCAACAACGCCAGCCCGGTGTCTCAGTCGAAGGAAGTCTTCATCCCGTCCGGGATTTACACGGTCAGCGCGACAATTCCGGTGTCGAACGGCTGCTGGATACACGGGCAGGGCGGGATCGGGGGCGGGAATAACGCCGGGGGCACGATACTGCGCGCCGCCGCCGGGTTTACCTCGGGCGATCTGTTCCAGTTCCGTGGCTTTGGCTCGTTCCGGCTGACCCAGTTGCGGATGGATGTCGCTGCGTTTTTCAACGGCGGGGCGAGCTATGCCCGGGTCCACACCGCCGGCACCGGCTATGTCGTCAACGACACGATCACGCTGACCGGTGGCACCTTTACGACCGCGACGGTCTTGAAGGTGACGGCGGTGTCGGCCGGCGCGGTGACCGGCTCGGTGATCGTCACCCCCGGCACCTATTCGATCGCGCCGCCGGCAACCGCGGCCGTGGCGCAGGGATCGACCTCTGGTGTCGGGATCAATGCGACCTTCGACGTGGTCTATGCCAACGGCGCGGCTATCTCGCTCTCGGGGCCGACGACGACGCTGACCGCCGATGCGGCATCGGGCGCCACCAGCCTGACCGTCGCCTCGATCGCCGGGTTCTCGAACGGCGACTCGATCAACGTCGAGCAGGATGACGGCACCTACAAGACGACGACGATCTCGGGCGCCCCGTCCGGCACCACGATCACATTGGCCGCCGGCCTGACCTTCAAGGCCTCGGCCAACCACCCGGTCTACGACATCTATGGCTATCTGCCGGTCATAGAGGATGTGGTGTGCCGGGGCTATTGGGATTGCCTGCGGGTCGAGAACGCCGGCGCGGTCACGGTGCGCAATTTCTTCGCGCAGGATTACGGACATGACGGGATTATCAAGTTCTCCGGTGCCTACCGCGACAATGGCGCCGACCGCTACCAGGTGTACGCCTGGGATCAAAATCGCGGCACGTCCAACGCCGGGGTCGAGTTCCTGGCCGGCGGCGATGTCGCGGTCAGCGAAAAGTCAAAGTTCCTCGGCTCGCTCTATAGCGTGCTGCTCAACAGCTATTTCGGGCCGACCGGCACTCTCCTGATCGGGGGCAATTCGTTCGAGGAATCAAAGACCTGCACGATCCGGCTGCATCAATCGGTGCTGGCCAAGGAATATGGCAACGTCGCGATCATCGGCAACGAGTTCTCGAACATCGTCGGCGGCGCTAACTCGCAAACCCTATGCGTCGATGCCGGCACCCCCAATACCGCGCCGAAATGGATCCGCAACGTCACCTTTTCCGGCAATCTGATTAACGACGCGATCGCCGCCGCGGTGTCGGTGGTCTCGGTGCAGGACGGCGACAACATCGTGGTGTCGGGCAACAATTTCAACAACAACGGGGTCGCCGGGCCGACCGCCATCGCAGTCGGCGGGGCGGCGACGAATGTCAATGAGTTCGGCAACGTCGTCACCGGCTTTCCGACCGGCAGCTACGGCACGATGCAGGCCAGCTCGCTCGCGCCCGTCACCGTCTCCGGCACCGTCAAGGTGATCGGCGCGACACCGCAACTCGATATCGAGACGGCAGTCGCCGGCGACGCCAAGCTCAAGATCAACAGCACCACCGCCGGCAACCGCGCCTTCCTCGATTTCTACGATGGCGGCGGGCTCAAATACGAGTGGGGCAAACAGACCGACAACACGCTGATCGGCTGGGACAGCGCGCAGAGCGCGAATTTCTTTGTCGTCAACGGCGGCAATGTGGTGGTCGGCGAAGCGACGAAGAACACGACGGTCGTCGGCCAGAAGGTGCCGATGTCGAGCAAGACCTCGGCCTACCCGGTCGTCGCGGCCGACAGCGGCACGCATTTCGACAATATCGGCGCGGCCGGCTCGGTCACCTTCACGCTGCCGGCGGCGGCGGCGGGCTTGAACTATTGCTTCCTCGTGTCGGCGGCGCAGACCGTCGTCGTGACCGTGCAAACCGGCGAGAAGATCGCGGTGGGCACGACCAACAGCGCGGCGAGCGGCAACATCACCGCGACGGCAGCTTTCTCGGAAGCCTGTGTCGAGGCGCACGCGGCATCGCAGTGGGTGGCGCGAACGGTTACCGGCACCTGGACGGTGAATTAGATGAGGCGGAGAGTTGCGATGAAACGGTTTTTCCTTCTCCTCGCGCTGCTGCTCGCCGTCGCGGCGGCGCCGGTGCGCGCCGGGACGGCGGTCTACGGCACCCATTACAGCAACGGGTCGCAGACCAACGTCGCGAGCCCGGCCGGCACGACCAACACGACCGGGCTGATGATGGGCCTTGCCGGAGCGCTCACGCCGCTAAAGAGCGGCAACGTATTGATCGTCATCAGCGGCGACATCTTCAACGCGACGGCGATTGCCGATGGCGGGAAGGTGCAGATGCGCACCGGCACGGGCGGGGCGCCATCAAACGCCGGGGCGCTGGCCGGGACCGTTTGCGGCGGTTTTGTGAACTACATCGCCTCGACAACCGCCGGGAAGGCGCCGTTCACGGTCAACTGCGTGGTGACCGGGCTCGCGGTCGGCACGGCGATCTGGATTGACGTTGCGCTCGCCGCGATCACCGGCGGCACCGCAACGATCGAGAATGTCTCGATCAGCGCCTTTGAGCTATGAGACGGGTCGGCGGCGCCGGGGACCGTATGAACCGAGGAGATGTTTCGATGCGCTTTTACTGGCCGATCGCCAAGGTCGATGCCGAGCAGCGGATGGTGTGGGGCTATGCGTCGACCGATGCCGAGGACGACCAGGGCGAGACCGTTTCGCGCGAGGCTTTAGCGGCCGCACTCGACGACTACATGCGCTTCGCCAATATCCGCGAGATGCACCAGCCCTCGGCGGTCGGTATCGCGACGGAGGCCGCGGTCGACGACAAGGGCCTCTATCTCGGCGCCAAGATCGTCGATGGCGGCGCCTGGCAGAAGGTCGTCGAAGGCGTCTACAAGGGTTTTTCGATCGGCGGCAGGGTGACGGCCCGTGATCCCGCGGACCGGCGGCTGATCACCGCTCTTCGCCTGACCGAAATCTCGGTCGTCGACCGCCCCGCCAACCCCGAGGCGGTATTCGATTGCTGGAAACTTTCCACCGGCCCGGCAACAGGAGGCAGTATGGCCACTATTGCGGCGACAACCGACGCACCCGTGCAGATCTGGGATTGCGGGGTTGCCGGTCACCGCCATGTCGCGAAGACGGGGGCGGTGCGCTGCCTCGAAGGGCAAGAGCACGCTGCTGCGACAGCGGCGGGCAGCCATGATGAGAATGCGGCCGGGAACGGCGGCACCGACCCCGATGGCAACGTCGACTATGCCGATCCCGGCTATCGTTCGGACGGACAGAAGCGCTATCCGATCGACAGCGAGCGCCATATCCGTGCCGCCTGGGCCTTTATCCACCAGCCGGGCAACGCGCGCGGCTACACGGCGGGCCAACTCGAGCGCATCAAGGGACGGATCGTCGCCGCCTGGCAGGAGAAGATCGATCGCGACGGTCCGCCGGCGGCCGCATCCGAGCATGGCCGCCCGGCCGGGCCGGCCCGCAAGAGCCTTGCCGAGGCCGGGCGCCTCGCGCAACTCATCATCGATCTCGATTGGCTGTACGACCACGTTGCGATCGAGGCAGCGATGGAAGCAGACAGCTCGCCGCTGGCGCCACGGCTGCAAGGGATCATTGCCGAATTATCGGACTTCCTCCAAGCACTCGTCGCCGAGGAAAGCGCCGAGCTGGTCGATGGCAGTGACGGATCGGCCCAGGCCGACCTGGCCGCGTTCGCCATCGCCGACAATCTGCGCAAGGCGCGCCGTGGGCCTTCGGCCCACGGGCTTGACCCGTGGGAGGATTTCGCGCCTCTCGCCAGTGGCCTTGCCAAGCTCGCCGGCGAGATCGTGCCGCGCCTCGATGCATTGCAGAAACGGGTCGAAGAGATCGCCCGTACGCCGCTGCCGCCGCAGACCATCGCGCGCGGCTTCGTGGGATTTTCGAAGCGCGAGGATGGCGGCGGCGAGATGACGGCCACTGAGGACGTCGTCGCCGCGCTCGCGCGAATGAGCGATGAGGAGCGCACCCTGACCTTGATCAAGGCCGCGCACGCCAACCCGATAGCTCCTTTTGGCCGGCCTGCGGGATCTGCGATGCGATAGCGCCTGCGGCCCCAACCCCTAACCCAGACCCGGCCCAGTGCCGGGTTTTTTTTGATGCTCGAGCGGAAGGACACACCAATGAACCCGACCCAGGACACGCTCGATCTGGTAAAGGGCGCGTTGCGCACGCCCGACGACCGGATCACCAAATCGATTTCCACTGGCACCGGCCTTGTTGCCTTTGACCTGCAAGCGCCGGCGAAAAACCTTTTCCCCGTGGTGACGCCGATCCGCAATTCGATACCGCGGGTCGGCGGCGGCACCGGCACGGCGACCAATTGGCGCCAGGTGACTGCACTGACCGGCTCCGGCTTCGACTCGATGGGTTGGGTCCCGGAGGGCCAGCGGTCGGGCCAGATGTCGTATTCGACCGCCTCCAAATCGGCGGCCTATGTGACAATCGGCGAGGAAGACGCGGCGACCTACGAGGCGATCAGCGCCGGCCGCCATTTCGAAGACATCCAGGCGCGGATGACCTTCCGCCTGTTGCAGAAACTCATGCTGAAGGAGGAGATGGCGATCCTCGCCGGCAATGCTTCTCTGCAACTGGGCACCCCGGCGGCGCCAGTACTGTCGGCCTCGGGCTCGGGGGCGACGCTGCCAACCTTGACCTATTCGGTCATCGTTGTCGCACTGACCCTCGAAGGCTACCAGAATTCAAGCCTGACCGCCGGCGTCGCCACGACCAAGACGATCAATGGCGCCGACGGCAAGACCTTCGTGCTGTCGGGCGGTTCGTCGAACAAGAGCACGAATGCGACCCAGGCGCTAACCCTGGGCCAGACGCTGTTCGCCAGCGTTACCGCGATCCAAGGCGCGGTCGCCTATGCCTGGTTTGTCGGTACCGCCGGCTCCGAGACGCTGCAGGCGATTACCACGATCAACAGCGCCACCTTCTCGGCGCCGTTGACCGGCAGCCAGCAGGCGGTGTCGGCGGTCACGGCCGACAATTCGGCCAATCCGAGCTATGCCTATGACGGGCTCCTCACCGCTGCGCTGAAATCGGGCTCGAACGCCTATGTCAGCATGCTGGCGACCGGCACCGCCGGTACCGGCACGCCGCTGACCGCGTCGGGCCGCGGCTCGGTCGTCGAGATCGACACGATGTTCCAGCAGATGTGGAACCTCTACCAAGTGTCGCCGACCGTGCTCTACGTCAATGTCCAGGAGCTCAAGAACATCACCAGCAAGGTGCTGTCGAACGCCTCGGGGCCACTATTGCGCTACGAGGTCGGCGCCGACGGCAACCCGTACAATCTGGCGGCGGCGGGCGCGGTGTCATTCTACTTTAATCCATTCACGTTGAATGGCGGGTTGCGCATTCCGATCCGTATTCACCCGCGGGTGCCGCCCGGCACGATCATCGGCTGGGCCGAACATCTGCCCGTTCAGTACCAGTCGAACGAGGTACCGAACGTCGCCGAGGTAAAGACCCGGCAGGACTACTACCAGATCGACTGGCCGGTGGTGACCCGCCAGCGCCAGGCCGGCGTCTACGCCGAAGAAGTGCTGGTGATCTACGCGCCGTTCGCGATGGGAGTCATCAGCAATATCGGCAACGGGTAATCGCACTCGTTCACCAGTGAGGCAGCGAAACGGTGAGGATGATCTTCCCTTCTCGTCGCCTCGCTGCCTCTGCGGTGAGTTTTTTGAAGGGGTCGAGCGATGGCGTTTGGCGATTTCACCACTCTTGCCGATGTCAAGGCTTGGCTGCAGACCGGACAGGACGCTTTTCCGGATACTGATGACGCATTGCTGGCGCGCCTGATTACCGCCGCCAGTCAGTTCGTCCAGAGCTGGCTCGACCGCAACATCGCGCCCAGCGATTGGCAGGAAATCCGCGATGGCACCGGCGGACAGCGTCTCGCCTTCGCCAATTTCCCGGTCAGCGCGGTGCTGTCATTGTCGATCGACGGGCTGGAAATACCGCCGTCCCCCGCCGATGGCGGCTTTGGCGCCGGGTACGTGTTCAGCCCGACCGAGCTGGCCTTGCGTGGCTATGTCTTCACTCGCCGCGCACAGAACGTGTTCGTCACCTACACCGCCGGCTATGCCGTGACCCCGCCCGACATCGCCCAGGCATGCATTGAGCTGGTGTCGCAGCGCTATCGTGAGCGGGCCCGCATTGGCGAGGTTTCGCGGGCTCTGGGCGGCGGTGAAACCGTCACCTATTCCCAGCAGGATATGAGCGACGACGTGAAGCTGCTGCTCTCGCAATATCGCGCTCTGGCGCCGGTCTCGGGCTTTGCCCGGCGTCTCGCCGCCACATCGACC